GTACGTATGACTGTAGACGTATTAGTATGGAAATATCTATGACTGATAAAGATGTTATAGAACTTGTACATGAGACGTTAATGGTTGGTACCGTTAGACCTAAAAAGGTGCCTACGGGAATGAAACCACAATGGAGATGGAGATGTACATTTAGAGATTGTCTACGTGTGTGTAAGATGCTGTGGCCCTATGCTATAGTTAAACTACATAAAATAGAACAAGTAATAGATCACTATGAACCAGAGATACAAGACTTAGATGACAATGTAGTAGAACTAAATAAATTTAGGAAGGAAAAATAATGTACGAAATAAAAGCGCACGAAGTAATATATAAAGGTGCTCATTTTAGAAGTAAAAACGAATGCAAACGTTATATATTTTTAAAAGAGTTAGGATGGAATATAGAATACGAACCTGTTTTAGAAGATATAAAAGGATGGTTACCCGATCTAATTATTTTTGGTGCTGACAACAAAAAAATTTTAGTTGAAATAAAACCTTTTCAAACTCTCAAAGATTTTAAAACAAAATATGCAGAAGAAACTTATCATAAAATTAATAAGACTCAATGGTGGAACAATTACGATGCTGTTTTAATTTTTGGATCTACTCTTTTTTTAGAACAAAATAATATTGATTCTATTTTTATAGGAGGCCTTATATATAGAACGGATGATAAGATAAAAGAAGAACCACCAGAACGATGGTCTTCAATTAATAGTAATGAATTAAAAATAGGCCCTTATTGGAGAGATAAATTTGTATACACAACAAGGGATGTACCTGAAAATCATATTGATGTTTGTGATCATATGTTGGATTTTCAGGGTATAGTCCATAATTCTTATGATGGAGGTTATCATTTATCGGATAAAGGTAAAAATAAGATAGAAACTGCATGGAATAAAGCAGGAACTGAAATGCGTTATGTAAAAAGAATTGGGGAGGAAAAATGAAAAGATACATACTTGAACGGATATACCATTACTCAACGTATTTGACGAGTTGGTCATGGCGTAAATTATATGGTGACAGAACTAAAAGAGGTAAGAAATAGTTATGAAAAAAGAAAAGTTTGATGGGAGAAGTAGACCTAGTAACAAGGCTTACGAAGAGAGTTGGAACAGGATCTTTGGTAAAAAACAGATTGATGAGTTAGCTGAGTCTTATAAACAATCTAGACGTAATAAAAAAGAACGAGATAATAAAAATGATAACGGATAAAGACTCAAAACAAATGCATCAACTGTTTGATAAACTGGAGAAAAAAATGGATAAAGGTATAAAACATAACACTAAGTATAAATATTTAACCGGTAAACAAATTACCGATGAGTCTACGGGTAAAAGACTCTATGATGTAGGAGGTTTTAGATTGCCTTCGGTGACTACTATCTTGTCTCAAACTAAAGACACAAGTTTCTTGACTAAATGGAAAGCTAGAGTGGGCGAAGCGGAAGCTGAACGAATAAAAAATGTATCTAGTAAGCGTGGTACTTTTATGCACACGTATCTTGAAAAATATATTCTAGGTGTAGGCTACGAGGATTTAACACCCTTGGGTCAAGCAGCACGGCCCATGGCCCAAAAGATTATAGAGATTGGTCTTGCTCCAGTAGACGAGTATTACGGATCAGAGATCACGCTCCACTATCCAGGGCTCTATGCGGGCAGTGCAGACTTAGTATGTAGTCATAATGGTAGAGAGACTATTGTAGATTTTAAACAAGCTAACAAACCTAAAAACAAAGACTGGATTGAAGATTACTATTTGCAATGTAGTATGTATGCAATGGCCCATGACTATGTCTATGGCAGTAAGATTGATCAACTTGTAATTATGGTATGTACACCAGATTTATATTATCAAGAATTTAAAGCAGAAGGTTTGGAATTTAAAAAATACAAAGAAAAAGCTTTGAAAAGAATAAACATGTACTACGAATTAATTAGAGAACCAAATGTGGCAATTAAGGCAGAAGACTTTCAATAGTGGCAATATGAACACAATCCTGACACAATTTAGCCACAATATGTCGACACTTAGGGTGTCGATAGGGTGTCGACAGGGTGTCGACAGGTGTCGACATTTGGCCCTAGATAAGAATGATTCTAAACTATCCGCGTCAAAACGTAACAATTTTAAGGGTAAAGTGCGACAGTTTGTCAGATTTGTCGACACCTTCGACACCTTGTCGACACCCTGCCGACACCCTTATCGACACCCCCAAAGAGCCTTATTAATCAATAGTATCAATGCTTATAGGAGACCTCAGTCAATTGTCGACACCATTTCAGTTTTTTTTTAATTACAGCGCATAAAAAAATAATTTGCTATCTAGGTGTCGAAGTTTTAAAAGTGATTATGAAAAGAAGAAAGAAAAGTAAACATTTTAAAAAACCGTTGAAGCCTATTCCAGTTGAAGCACTGGGTTTGCCTAACAATGTTAGAATTGGTTACAAAGATGTTAAAATTAAATACGTTAGACCTGACTATAAAAAATGGGAAATGACAGATTGTTTTGGAGAGTATGATTACAGACAAAATATTATACAAGTACAACATGATTTATGTGGTCAAGAAATTGCCAACACATTGTTTCATGAAATAATGCATGCAGCAGTACAAGTCTCCGGATTAAACCAAGAGAAAGCACCACTAGAAAAACCAGAATTTGAAGAAGCTGTTGTTAATCAGCTGACTAATGTAATGATGGGTGTATTTAGAGATAATGCGTGGATGGTGGATATGCTTAAAGATCAGTTAGAAGAAACTGATCATGACTAATTAATTTTTTTAGGTTCAATAGATGTCTGCTCTTCTTCCTCTTCTTGACTCTGACCTTCAACGGATTTCATATTCAACAAAGGTTCGTAGTCAGTTAATATCTGCTTCATTTTTGCTTCTAATTGCTCCTCTGTTAGTTCTTCTAATTGTCCATGTTTTATTATTTTTCTGTCTATATATAACCCTGCTGCTTTTCCTCGGTTCGTTTCAGCATTTACTGCACTTGAGAAACTTCCTTTTGCGAGAGCCAACTGTTTAATTCTATCTAACTCAGCTACATGTTTTTCATAAGTAACTTCATGTTTTCTTAATCGTTCTTCTCTTAAATTTCCTATGTAAGCTACAACTAATGGTGAGTGTCTAGGATTCATTAATTCAGATCCTTCTACTCTAGCACGTTTAGGACTGTAGCCCGCCAGCGTTGCTGCTTCAGATTGTGAGACTGGACCATCGGCTGACCCAAATACCATGTACTCAGCAAATCGTTTTTGCATTTCTGTTAATCTTTTTGGAACTCCCATGTTGACAATTTAAGGTAACTATCCTATAAAGTCAATATGAAAGATGAAGATAAAACATATGAAGATAGAGGAGCGTTAGATTTAACGTATCTTATTGAAGAACACAAAAAAGAAATCTGGGAATACAAGCAAAAAGAATCTGATTGGATTAAAACAGATAATATATTGCAAGGTTCAAAGAAAATAATTAATGAGTTAAGTACTAAACTTTTAGAGCAAGTTAGAGTTGTATCTAATCTTAATTATAGAATTGTTGAATTAGAAAAACAACTTGAGAAAAAAAACAAATGAGAGTAAGAGATCTACAAGAATTTTTATCTACATTTACTGCCAAAGACAAGAGCACTAACAAGCAAGGTAATGCAATTAGTGATGCAGTTATATTTGTAGAGATCAATGGATATTTAGAAGAGATTAGAAAAATGGAAGTGTACGAGAACAATCAAGTTATATTTGGTGAAAAGAAAAACCACCATTCACACCGTTTAGTCATGAAAACAAAAAAAGAACAAAAGATAATTTTACCAGATAAACTACGTTCACCACTACCATAATGGATGATGGTGTTACTTCGAAAAACTCATGGGTCCAGAGGCTAAATTATACCAAAAAGTTAAGAAGAATTTTAAAGAATTTTCTCTTATTAGACTTGAAAATCTTAGCTTACTTGGGACTCCTGATCTATTGGTCAGTAATAATTCTGGGCACTTTTTCACAATAGAATTAAAAGTAACAAAGGGTAAAAAATTACGTTTCAGTCCACATCAAATAGCCTTCCATTTAAGGCATCCAAAGAATACATTTATCATCACCGAGGCCCTCGGTCCGAGTACCTCTAAAACTTGTTCAATATCCATGTTCCGTGGTTCTAGAATCAGGGAGCTTGTCGCTTGCGGCTTGGAGCTTGAAGCTTGCTGCTTGGGGCTTGACGCTTGCCGCTTGATGCTCGAAAAGCTTGGCGCTTGAGGCTTGTTGCTTGAAGCTTGGAGCCTGATCCTTGGTCTTTGAATCATGGCGCACGCACCAGCCGGTGCCGTTCTTAAAAAAATCCATGCTAGTGTTTACCATAACTAATATTTGGAATCTCTTTATTCCAGCAAGCGCGGCAATCTAAACATTTTCCGCCCTGGCTGCCTGATGGGCAGGTCTCGGATCCATCGGTTACGACCGTTGAAGTATGGGCCCACGCCTTAGGCGCTGCGCCGTCAACCTTGGCACCTGATAACCTGATGATCATATTGTCAGGGACCATTGCAGGGTCTGGAAGATAAGGCCGTTCTTGTGTTGGCATCCAGTGCTTAGTGTCAGGTGTTAATCTTGCAACTTCTAAAATTTTGGCCATGTGTTCGTGTGACTGTACGTCACCAGCGTCGTGCCACCTGAAGACTGTCATGCGCTTCACCTGCGCAACCATAGCGTCAACCCATAACGGGTTAGTCAGTGAGTCAAGCCGCCTGTACTGAGCTGCTTTGATAGCTGGATATCTTGTATAGTTTCCCTTCAGGGCATAACAACCATAACATGGTGATGTCTTAACCTTCCTGAGCTTCTTGCCTGTTTGGCATTCCCACGCTGGAAGAGAGTAGCTCTTGCCTGGCATTTTACTTGTGCCAGTCAGGCTGTCTGTAATTTTTACTGCTTCTTTTACTAACATATTTCTTTCTCCTTTAGTTTATAGGACTTTATAACTTTATAGTTTTGTCTTGTCAAGCTTGCAGCCTGACGCTTGCAGCTTGCCGCTTGTAGCTTGTAACTTGGTCCTTGGGCCTCCAGCCATCGCGCATGGCCCAGGTAAACCCGGGCCATTGGTAGACCGGGTCGTCTACTCACCGGCCACCTCTTCGTGAGGTAGCCGCGTCTCATCCCAGGGTCCGCCCAGGTGAGCTGGTTTGTCTTCGTCCCATGTACCCTGAACATCCGGAAAGTTGGCCACACTGTAGCCAGCTTCCTTTAATGCATTCCCGATCACGTACGCCGGATCCTGATAATTTTCAGGCTGGTGCAGCTGTCGCCACTCAAATTTAACTTGTGCTCTCATTTTTATCCTCCATGTATTTTCTAGATCTCTCTTGGTCAGCTTTCACCATACGCAGGATCTCTTCCAACGCATCAGCTATTCTTATCATAGGGTCTACTGTTTTATCTATTAAGTGTGTTGTTTTCATATTATACCTTTCTGTTAATATACTCATCCTATACTATCCTATACCAGCTGTCAAGCGTTGCTTGCTGCTTGAGGCTTGGCGCTTGTAGCTTGCAACCTCAGGTTGAATTTTCTTTTCAACCACAGGTTGTATTTTTTTAATCATATAAACCCGGCGCGCTCCCCTGGCCGAGGGACCCGAACGCGCTGGGCTAAGGCTGCCCCACCCGAAGTCACTTAGCGCGAAGCATTTGGTGAGCGGAATGTGTGCCTTATCATTAGCAAGTCCATTGTCTTATGGCAAACGAATTTCTCCGGTTGGACATTCCAACGCCATTTCCAACACAATGGACCAGCAAATGATACTTGGTGACAGGCTTTGCATAGTGTTTGCGTTAATCAAAGCCTTATCCCAAATAAGCTAATTTGAGTTTTTTAGTTCCGTATATTAGCAAAAGGGAACCTCTCCTATATAGTGCTTGACTTATTAATTGTCAAGTGCTAAATTAATTAAATGCAAAATAATAACTTAACCAAAGGAAACATGACCGAGAAACGATTGACACTAAACACAGAAAAAAGAAAAGCTATTGCTGACGTGTTCCAAACACACTTTGAACAAACAAGTCCAAAGTATGAACTGCACAAAAAATCAATAACTGATTATAATGAGGCAAGAACTAAAATGAAAGTCCTAGCTGAAACAGTTGTTAGACATCATCAACCACAAGAGGACATTGATACAATTAGAAGTATGATTGCTAAATACAATAGAAGTGGTGGAGAGTTATACGAGGATAATTGTTTTTTCTTTACTGCACCAGAGAGAACTGAAACTGATAGTGATGGTAGAATAAGTAAAATCATTGATGAACAACACGTCAAGTTTAAGTTAGGAGAAAACTTTGCAAGGTCTTATTATAGAGATGAGATTAAAGCTAAAGGTCTTAACCCAGACTTTAATGTTGCAATCAATAATAACTTGGATAAACGAAGTCCGAGTTATTATACTATGGAAAGCCAAGTTAATAAATTTACTGGGCATGAAACAAGTAGCAATGATAATAAAACAGACATAAGTCTTAAACAAGAATGGGAAAATGATTTCCAACTTGATACCATTGGTACATCATACTGTCATAGTAGAATGTTTGCAGTTGACCAAGAAACATTTGAGATGTTTAAAATGTATAACAGTTTGAGAGAACAAGTTATCATGGCACATCAACAACTGTATGAACACATCAATGGTAAAATGGAAAAACTTAAACTTGGTTTAAAATCTTACAGATACTTTGACCAAGCAAAAGACCTAGCTGATAAATTAGGTATCGCACTTAATGAGGGCATATTGAACGAGAGTAGCAGTATGGCTTTGTCTGTTTATAGTCCGACAAATCTAGCTGATCTTTTAACAGATACAGTAGAGCAAACGAGAGAGGAAAAAATTGCTATTGCTAGGGCAGTAATGCAACAAGCAACAGTAAATTAATAGTTGACAACCCTATCCTATCTAGTGTAGGATAGGGAATACAGAAACAAACATACAGGAGAAAAAACATGATACCAAACACACAATTCAAGATCACATACTTTGCAGTTAAACATGGTAAGTTAATTACAAGAAATGCAACATGGACTGACCAATGTAAATACTTTACAAGTAAAGTCGGCAACCAAATGATGACATACTTTGATATGGACGCAAATGGATATAGAACTGCCAAAGGCAGTTGGACTGTGAGGTTTTAATGGCTGAAATGAATGAAGCACACTTTGAAACAATAGATAAAAATAGAGATGAAATGCACCAAAGAAAAAAGGTGCAGTTTCTAGAGGATAGAATTAAGACCCTAGAAAAAACATTAGAAAGCCATGCCAAAATCTTGGCTAGGTTTCAAATGACCGAGGACAAATCATGAGTAGCTTTGTCTGGTGCCATGGACCAACGTGCCACAAATCACACACGCAAGATAGGATAAGAGGTGTCAAGGGTAGCAAGGTCCTAAGAACTAAGAAGATAGCACAACATGAAACAAGTCGTTGGTACAATGCTAATAACTTCTATAATTACTTCTGTAGTAATAGTTGTTACAATGACTTTGCCAATGAACATATACAACAGATCATAGCCATCGCACCAAGGACCGAGGCTCTTGAAACACCGATAGATGTTCAACAAGTAAAACACCCAGAACATAATAACGGTCACTATACACAAAGAGCATGGACCGAAACAAAGATAATAACAGTTGACAACAATGGTGGATAGTGTAGGATAAGATATAACAAACATACAGGAGAACACATGAAAACAATTAAATACAATAACAAAGAATACAAACTACCATTTGATGTAGAGTTACCAGAAGACCCAACGGTTGAAGTAACAGTAAAGAATAGATTCAGTGGACAAAGTACAACAATGCCAGAGTTTGCAGCAGCTGTCTATGATGCGATCATAGGTAGTGAGATGTTCGGTGACTATGATACAGTACGTAAGGGACTGGACTGGTTCAAGCAACACTTTGCAAAACAATACATGGTAGTACTAGACTAACGAACACCAACTGTGTGGTCCTGTAGGACCACACTCACACAACTATAAGTTGCAGCACAGCGCTCGCACTACATGTGCATAGATATATATAATCAATAGAGGTACCAGACCCAACCCAAAAAATCGCGCCCGCTT